ATTTAATCTAAAACTCCATCTGTTTTCATTTACTAATGATGCAGCAATCATTGTATCTACAATTTTAGCTGGAGGAGTTATACCTGATGATCTTAACCAACAAATATCATACATTGCATTGTGAAATATAAATGTAGAATCTTGTTTAAATAAATCTTGTAACCAATTTAAAACTAATTTCTTATCCATGTTACCACCACCTTCGTGAGCTATTGGATAATAAGCTGACCAACCTTCTACTGCTACTGAAATACCAACAATCCGTCCACGACCAACCACGTTCCCCGATCCAAGTTCCGTTAAGTCCGGATCACATGTTTCTAAATCTACTGCTATTTCTTTATGACCACGTAAATCTTTTAGTTCTTCTGGTACCACCCATTCTGTTTGTGGTGTAAATAATATTTGTTGGAACGTTCTTGTCATTTATAATCTCTTTCTAATATCATTTCTAAATAATGTATTGCTTTTAATATATCTTCTTTTTTTCCTTTTAGCCTGTGTCTACATATGTATTTAATTGCATTACCTTCTGCAAAAGGTAAATTATTTTTATTTATAAATACAGAAGGCTGCAACTTCATCGATCGATAATGTTTGCCCCCTATCTGCTTAAAAAATGCTTTGTTTGTCATATCAAATATGCGCGATCAAAATTCTTTGGATCTACAATATGTAATTCTTTTTTAGCTCTTGTAAAAGCTGTGTAATACAATCTATGTAGATCATCAGGATCTATTTCGCTTTGTTTAATTGCGGCGGCTGTTAAATCTAATAGAACACAAATATTATCTCGTTCACCACCTTTGAAAGCGTGGATAGTTGACATAAGAATACGTGGAGTCTTATTTATCTTCTCACCATTAGCTCTCATATTACGAATATAATTTTCTGTAATTGTGTCTACACCTTCAAATGATTCATACCATACTTTGTCAGTAAGTAAACCATGATTTTTAATACAGTCTTGTATTAAATACTTTTCTTCTGCTTTTAATGTTTTAGCATCTTGATATCCTGGAGTAACGTTTGCACCTAAATATTTATACATGTTTTTTATTTGCATGTAATTTAATGAAGCACCATTTCTAAAGTCTTCCCAATTACTTAATGCTAATAACAATTCTAATGAAATAGAGTTCATTCCTTTGTATTGATAATACCAGCCCTGTAATTCACATAATTCTTTAACACTATCTAAAAAATAGTTAGCTGAAGCTAATACAGTCCATTCTCCTTTAGACATATCTAACTGTGTAATATCAGTATAATACCTTAAAATACCTGTTTCTTGGCGTGGTTTATAGTCTTTTTCAAATCTATTCTTAACTTTAGATATAATTCTTTGTGATAATTCGTGTATAGGACCTCCAGGAATACGATAAGATTGATTAAGCGTCCTGATCTCATCCACCTCATCTTTTAGCGCTATAAAGTGATCTACATCGGCTCCAGCCCACTTAAATATAGCCTGGTCATCATCGCCTGCAATATAGGTTTTTTCAGCTTTTTTCCATATAGATCTAACCATTTCCCATTGTAAATACGATAAATCCTGTGCTTCATCTATAAACAATACCTTAAACTTTGGTGATATATCCTTTTCTACAAAGTCTTCTAATAGGTCTGTAAAGTCTTTTAATCCTTTTTCTTTTTTAAATCGTTTAAGTTCTTGGTCTATTAAAAATAATGTATCTCTTTCTATATCTAATAAATTTCTTCTTGAATCATAACATTCCATTAAATCCATTTTCTTAACTCTGGCTGTATTAATAATAGTTAAATATTCATTATCAGAATTGAATACACCATCTTCATCCGAATAAGATGCTGTTTTAATTGGTATGTTACATTTTAATCCAAAATCTCTATAATCTTCTGGACTCATCATTCTATCTCTTGTCATACTTAACAATTTAAATGCAAGCGAATGTAAGGTTTTAAAATAAATTAAATCTCGTTCAGGGCTTAATCCAAATTTTTCAGCTGCTCTTGCCGCTGCTTCTCTTGCTGCTTTTTTAGTAAAAGAAAAATAACCTATTTCTCTTGGTTTAATTCCTTGTTTAATAAATTCATCTACCAAGTTTAACAACGTTGTTGTTTTTCCTGTTCCTGGTGGACCTAGTATTATTGTTTTCATATTTATTTAACTTCCTTTCTAATATTTCTTTTTGTAATTTTAATTTTTCATATTGTTCTTTTAATAATCTATATTTTAAAAACCAATTAATACCTATCATTAAAAATGTTGTTCTTGATATTTAGTTGGAGATACCGATGCATTTAATTTCTTCATCGTTTTAATTTTAATTAATCTAGGCTCCTGACCTTTTATCTTCATTCTTGTTTCTTCTACAAATATTCCATCATCTTTTAAAGACTTAATTAAATTACCTGTCTTTGCCTTGTCCATCTCCCAATGGTTTTTTTTACAAAAATTATAGAAGTCTTCCATTCTAAAATATGTAAATTCTCTTTTATCATCTGTGTATGGAAGTTTATTAAACACATCATCCATTGTTCTTGCGTTCTGTCTATTAGTAGTCCAGTCTTGTAGTAATGCAATGATTTGATTTTTAGGATCTAATGATTCTAAAGGCTGTACTGTTTGTAAATTATCTACTAGTGGCTTTAAATAAAACTCTCTCCAATCTTTTTCTTTTAATTTTGGTACTAATAAATCTGCTTTCTCTAACATTGCTAATGAAAACAATGCAGGACTCGCTAACTGTTCTGCTTTTAATTCTATTCTCTTTTGTTTTTTATCTTCTGTTTCTTCACCTATGTCTAAAAAGTATTGTGGTGGATTGGAATTATATTTAGTTAAGTTACCAAGTTTAGGCATTATTTCTTCATTACTACCAACACCAAATTTTCTAGTTCTACATAAAGACGGATTACAAACATCTACAATTGGGGGAAGCTTACATCTATATTTATCATAACCTTTTTTACCAATTGATTTTAATAACTGTTGTACTTCTCCATTACTTAATGGTGGACTCATATATTTAAGATTAGCTTCAACGACTTTGTCTTGCCAAGAATCTGGATTTGCTTGCTTAAAGTATATGGCAACATTAAACAATGCATTGTTTCTAGATCCTTCGCCAAAGCCGTCGCGAGCTAATCTATTTAAACATGGAGGCCCATCTTTAAATACTTCTTCTATCTTTTCTTCTTTGATTTCGATTTTCTCAACTTCTTCCCTGCTGCACGCGTAAACATCATAGAGCTTATAAAATTCCTCAAGTGACATAGCGGCGCCATTATCGTCGAACGCATATCTTAATCCTTTCGTTTGGTTATGGTAGGGCAAATTTAAAAAATTACCTGTGTCCCCACGTTCCACAAGTATTTCAGTTTGTTTAGGAAATATTTCAACTCCTGAATATCCTAATACTTCTGAAATCTTTTTAAGTGTAGTTTGCATCAATGATGCAGGTATAAATTCTTTTGTAAATAAAAATACGTGTGCTCCTCCAGATTTAGATCTGAATACTATTAACGGAAGTTTTAAATTTCTTATTTTAGTTATTAAATCTTTGTGGTTAAGATTATACTGATCAATATCAATACAACCCCACTTACAATTATTATGTTCATTAATTGGAATAATACCAAGAGCAGGATCAATCCCATTAAGATGGTCTTCCCAAAGATTATCCGTGATCGGTTTTCTAACAATAAATGCTTTTCCTTTTTGTTTTCCATTCTCGCCTCGTTCTCCTTTTTGATATTGTCCATACGCACTTTGTAGTCCGCTAAATATTTCTATAAATTTTTCTTTCATATTCCACCATATTGTTTGGGGCCCGTATTACCGAGCCCCGTTTCTTAATTAAACTAGAACGGTACGTTCTCGTTTACTCTCTCTTCTACATCAGCTTTTGTTTGCACCGATCCTTTTTTAACATCGCCAGAAAAGCTTTTTGCACTTAAGTACAAAGCTTTATCTTTTGTGTCTAGAATTCGATCTTGTGTTACAACCCAACCGTACCAACTACCTTTATCATTTTTTTGTAGGTTAGATGATAAGTTGTATACAACACCATGCATTGGAGGAACTGCAAATCCACCTTTACCGTCAGAGATCTGAACAGTTTTCATCATTGCGTTCCACTTCTTGCTTACATTTAGCTGCGTTGACTTCATGGTAATTAAAGCTGGAGTATAACCACCTGCTTTAGTTTCTACCATTACATAGTAAGAAGCAGTTTCTTCTAAATAATTACCGTTAGGTAATCTAATTTTAGATCCTTCTCTCTTACCTGTAGCTATCACTGGACTGTTAGGTGCATGTAATGCAACAGGAGCTGCAGAACCTTCACCTCTTTCAGACCATTCTGGATAGTCTTTTTTATAGTAACAAGAAATAACTTTTATTCCTTTTTTACCATCATACAGTTCATTCGTAACTGTATTGTATATCATTCCTGGTTTTGCACCTGGAACATATTTAGAATCACCTTCAGTTACCTGTGGTGATAGTTGACCAAGTATTCTTATGAAAGGTAACGCAAGATCTTGTTGCGTCATGTTTTCAAAACCTT